TCTTCAAATTTTCTTTGAGCCTCATCTCGTTCTTTTTGTGAAGTAGCTCTCTCTAAATCACGATCTTTTTGTGCCTGTATTTTGTCTTTTTCAATATCAGAACGTGCTTGTATTTTTTCTCTTTCAAGAGTTGCAGTATTTTCTCTTTGCAATGCTTTATCAGCAGATGTTGTAAGAGAAGTAAGAACTTTGTCAGGTGATCCATATTTAGTAACAATAGCCAAAATCTCTGCTTCTGTTGGATTAACTAATTTAGACAACTCAGATCGTAGTTTTGCTTCTTGAGCATTAGTCAACTCTACTTTTTCTGCTTCAGCAGTTGCTTTTCTTGTAGTTGCCATGCTAGTTTGTAACTGTCTACCAGCATCAGCAATTGCCATAGCAAATTGTGGATCACCAGATTGAGCCGCCATCTTTGCTACTTGAAGATAAGAATCTGGGTTAGATTGATCTAACTGACTAGATAACTGTTGTCTACGAGCAATCTTTTGCAACTGTGGGTCTTGACCACCCAAAGCACCGCCAACACCTTGACCCAATTGATAACCAGCAGTCCTAGCACCTAAAGCTGCTTGTTGAAAGGGATTAAGTTGAACTTCTTGAAACGCACGATTTTGAAACTGTGCCAACTGGTTTTGTTGGTACTGTTGAGGAGAGGTAAACAATCCTAAGATGTCTGATGCCATTGTCTTTTCTCCTTAAGCTACAAAAGCTGGTTGTTGAACAGGTATGTATTGCCCTGTTGCTGGATTAAATGTAAAGGTCTGTTGTGTTGACGGTGTATTACCAAACGCCCTGTTCACTGCATTAGCAAGGACAGGACTATTTGCTGCACCAGACAAAAAGTTTCCACCTGCTGAATAAGCATTTGCTGGAGCCATTGTGTTTGCGGCATTGATAATGCCCTGACTAGTTAAATTACTGACATTAGCATTAGCCGTACTAACCCTTTGACCAATGGAAGTGCTTAAATCCAAAGGCTGTTGTGCCAATCTCTCAAGCCCTGATGATGTATCCATTGCAGTAGTAAATGGTGAATAAGCTGCTGTTTGACCAGTGTAGTATCTGCCCTGCAAATTAGCACCAGTATCAAACAATCCAGCGCCATAAGTTATGCGCCTTCTTGCTTCTTCATCTGCTTGTGCCGCAAGGACTAAATCTTGTTGCGCCAATGAATTGTAGTAAGCAGCCATCTCAGGGTTTGTATTCATCAAGTTACCACCCTGTGAGGTAGCCACACCAGAACGACCTGTTTGAAACTGTCTGTTTCGCAACTCAGCAAGTTGATTTTCTCGGCTAGGTGCAAGCAAAGCTGTTTGTTTGGAAATGTAGTCTTGTGCCGCTTGCTCTGGTGTTTTAGAAAGGTATCCCTGACCCAAACTAAACAAGTTTTGTGCAGCACTGCTCAAAGGAGAATAAGCTGCTCTAGCGCCTTCTACGTCAGTCAATCCTTGGTTTGCCAAGTTAGACAATCTATCTTGATAACCTGTGATTTCAGCACTAGGCGTATATCCTGCCGTAACAACATTACCCGCTGCATCAGTTGTAAAGTTTGATGAACCAAAGCGAGTAGTCACGCCAACGGGTCTAAATCTAGCTGCATCAGCCGCAATCCTTGCCGCTTCAACCTGTGCCGCAGCTTGTGTCCTAGCTGCGTCAGTAGCTTGGTTGGCAGTTAAAGCAGAACCACCAGCATCTATTAAACCTTGGATAACAGATGGGCCAAAAGTCTTTAATGTATCTACTGATATTCCAGTTGCATTTGAAATTGACTGCAACATACTTGGAGTAACAGTAGAGCCAGCACCAGCAGCAGTAGTAGCACCACTAACACCAGCAGCAGTGGTGGCAGCAGTAGTAGCACTACTAGCACCAGCAGCGTTAGCTACAACTTCTGGGCTTAAAAAGTTAGCACCGCCAGCCGTAGTAGCGCCACTATTCAATAGACCTGCACCAGCAGCACTAGCCGCCGCTGCACCTCCAGCACCTCCAGCAGAAGATATAAGTGCGGGACTCATAAAGTTAGCAGTAGAACCCGCCGCAAGTTCTGCTGCTGTTAGCCCTCCTGTTGCTGCACCAGCACCAGCCGCACCAGTAAACAAACCACTACCAGCAAGGTAATTAGCACCTAATGCTAGTGCAATCATTGGGCCAAAATCAGAAACAAGGTCGCCTAAACCACTAAAAAAACCTCCACCATCCTGATCATTTAAATCAAATACTCCATAATCAACAATTCCACCAGTTTTATTAAATCTTGGTGAAGAGGCTATGTTTGGTCGATTAGGATCAGGTGTTAAAGTAGCTCCACCAGCAAGTGTCAAATATTGAAAATTACCTTTGGGATCGTACTTGGCTTCAAGGGGTTTGCCCTGAAATGTTTGATCGGTTGGTAGTGTGTAGCCCTCAAGTTTACTTGTACCCATACCTCCAAAGGTACGATTTGCATATTGGTCAAATTCTGGTGCAATTTTCTCGTATGCTGGTCTTACGCCACCCATACCATAATTACGCTCTTCTGGAACTGTAATTGTTTGTAATTTATCAGCAATGTTTTTAAAAGCATCAGGATCAAACGCTTGCGCTAGTACAGGCAGCATCTCAGGGGAAGATGGTGGCAGACTATAAACACCCTGTCCAACACCACTTGCAAAAAACTCAGGCAAACCAGTTCTAGGATTTATAGTTCCAGCACCGCCTCTTGACTTCAACAATGCCGCTTCTTGAGGATTAATATGGGCAAGCATAGTGTCGCCAAATCTACCCTTTGATGCTAGATTTTGATATTGATTACTAAATAAATTTGGCATTTTCTTTTTCCTTTTATTGGGACTCAAGTGCAGTAATTCTTACTTCTAATGCCTCAATGCGAGCAATTGCTTCTTGTAAAGCAGCAGTTAACAAAGGAATCACATAGGACAAATCAACCTGTTGCGATTTGATAGAACCATCAGCATTTACAGCATCTTTTTCGCCAACAACTGCTTGCGGTACAACCACAGCCAACTCATGCGCCAAGAAGCCTTGGCTATGAATCTCAGGCGCGTTAACCCAGTTGTATGAACAAGGTTTAAGCGCCTTTACTTTATTCGTTGAATCAGCTAAAGGCGTTACGTTTGTTTTTAACCGATAGTCAGAACTTGTGCCGTAAGTAATCGTTGTTCCGTTTGTTGCAATAGCAGCGTATCCTGTATTGTTTAAACCAAAAACAATTAAGTTTCTTGAGGTGCTTCCAGATGTTGTATCGTTGCAAAATAAAGAAGACGAATCAGCGTAATTTAATCTATCACTAACAATTGATGGATGCCCTGTTCCTTGATTAACAGGAACGCTGTAAAGTCTCCAATTAGCAGATGGGCTAGATGCGCCTAGCCGCAGTAAGCTGCTGGAATTAAGAGCATAAGTTCCTGAACTAAACGTACCAGCTATAACAATAGATGCTGCAACACCAGAGGCAGAACCAGTACCGCCGTTTGCAACGGGAAGTACACCTGTTGGTGAACTAACATTAAGTGTTCCACCCAAAGTTATGCTACCAGATGTAGTAACTGTTCCACTTAAAGAAATACCATTAACTGTACCTGTACCTGCTACAGATGTAACAGTACCAGTACCACCAGCAGCAACAAATTCAACGTCAGTTGCACTTGAGTTAACAGCTAATACTTTACCAATGTTTGAAGCAAAAGTAGGAAGTAAATTTGCCCTTGCACCAGCAGCAGTTGTCGCTCCCGTACCACCACTTGCTACAGCCGTAATGCCACCTGAGTCAGACTTAGTTGCAATAGCAGTTGCAATATTATTGAACTCGGTATCAATTTCAGTACCTTTGACAATCTTTAAAGGATTGCCAGAAGTTAACGCATCTTTAGAAGCAAAATTGGTTGATTTTGTGTAATTAGACATAGTTGTTCCTTTAACTTATTTTGCCTTGTTTGGCTTGAATTTCAATCTTTTGAATAGACAACTCAGTACCATTGATGTCTGTTTCATATCCAGTTTGCACAACCTTACCTGAACCTGATGCAGAAACAGATAATGTTTGTAGAGCAACACCATCAGAGTATTGTGCAATTTCAGTAGCATTAGCACCATACTCAGCAATGTTGTAGTAAGACTCGCCTTGCGATGGAATAACAGTGTTGTCAGATAAATAGTTGGTCTTAAAGTCAAACCCCCACTTAAAGGTAACAGTCTGATTTGTTCCACCAATCACAATAATTGATAACTTCTTCAAAATAGAAGTTCGATTCTGATCTCCAAGGTCTGCATGGTTTGTGTAGTACAACAGACGATAAGAAGATTGGTGATCTTGATAAGTGCTGTACAAACCAATGTAACCATTCTTGCCAATGTACAAAGTACCATCACGGCGGGACAAAAAAGCAGTTGGTGTTATAGAGTCCCAAGTTGTTGCTCTTGCCGAACCATCAGGTAAATAAGCCTTGGTATCAAAACAAAATACACTGCCTGTAGCTGGCGTAGTCAACAAATAAAACGCTTCACTTTCTGAATAAACACACTTAATATTTGCCAATGTCTCGCCACTAACAATTGACATCAAATCATTACGAATATTTTTAGACAAGTCTCTTTCAGGAGAAGACTTCTCTTGAATTGTTCTCATCAAAGAACGAACACCAGAGTTAGACAAGAAAAGCACATCAGTGCTAGTAGTCTGAATACTGTCTCTTGCAATGCAACCAATTCCTTCAACAGTGTCACTCAATACCATAGTCGATGGAGTGGTCGCACCTGAATAGATAAGGATTTGTCTTTTACCAAAGATAAACAAAAATCCATTGTGAGCCGCTAAACCAGTGATTTGGTCAGCACCATTAACCCACACATTGTTTATGTTCAAGCTACCAGCCGTTCCTGTAGACCAAACATGACCAGAAATCAAGTCTGAGAAAAAAACTGTAGCGTTATTTGCTGTTGTAGTTGCTGCCCATAATCTACCAAAAGCAGAGATTGCAATGTTGGCATCTGGAACAGTAGCAGCATACCCCGTCTTCTCTGATACTCTACGAAATGTTGTAGTGCTAACAGCAGGGTCAAAGATCAGAGGATTGTGACCAGTTTGGAAAAAGAAAGTGATGCTATTTAAGGATGCACATTGCCAGTTGCTATCAGTAATAGTAGGAGCAGTACCGCCACCACCATAAGTTAACTCAGTAACAACATTAGACCCATCAAGTTTAAACAACTTGTTGTTGCCCGCAAATAATATAGTCAAAGTGCCATCAGCTTGAACTAATTCATGGATAACCTTAACGTCATTAGCACCTAGATTGCCACTAGATGAATTGACCCTTGCGAAGCCTTTTCGTGCGCCCATACGACCATATTGGTCAATGATGCAATTTGTTGCAACTAAAGCAAATCCAGCAGCAAGATCAAGAGGTGAGTCCTGCGTATTCAACCCATAAAGTGCAGGGGCTGAGATGCTATAGGTTTGTATTTGCTGACTCATATTGCAACAAACTCCTGATTCTCAGGATAGCGAGTGCCTTCCAAAGCAATGTAGTCAGACAACATATATTTGTACAACTGGTATGCCTCAGATGAATTCATACCACCATCTTCACCACGCTCTATCAAAGCACGAGAATAGGCATTCTGAACCACTAAAACGTCAGGAACAGCCACAACAGTTGCATCTAATGCCAAGGTAGCCTGTGGCACTGTTAAGGCAAATTTAATTGTGTA